ACAAAAAGGCGACGAGAGCATAGACGCATTAGACTACGGCGAGATTGAGGGCACTCAAGATTTAGAAAACGGCTTAATTGACGAGAACACAACATCACTAGAAACTGAGGATTTAAATATCACAGCCAAAAAAGGTATATACCTAAGCTGGGCTAAGTCAGCGGTTTATACTAGCGAAGCAGTGGCAAGAGCTAAAAGGCTAGATATTGAGCTAGACACAGCAAAACTAAACAACCTTGAGCGTGTAGCACTTCTTACAATGCAAAAAACAGCGTTAGTCGGTCACGCAAAAATTGGAGCTGTGCAAGGACTACTAAACAATACTAGCGTAAAAGCAAAAGACCTAACAGCTGGTGCGGCAATTAGTGCGATGACTGGTGCTGAGGCTAGAGCGTTTTTCTTGTCGTTAATCGAGTTTGGTTACGAGCAAAACGGCGGACTACTAATACCTAACACAATAGCAATCGATAGTAAAGACCTTATGGCATTAGCTAGCAAATATGACAACTCAATCGGAGCAGTAAATGGTGGCGTAAATGCACTAACAGCTATTAAAGAGGCACTATCACAAAGCACTGGCGTAGATGTCAATATCGTTGGCATACCTCTAGGCTTTGCTCAAGGCTTGGGTGGCGGCAAGGGCAAAAATAGAGCCGTTGTATATACTAAGAGCGAGGATGTGTTAAGCACCGACTGGGCGTTGTCGCCAACAGCAATGCAACCATTTCAAAGAAGCGTGCTAAGCTGGGAAATCGCCATAAAAGCTAAATTTACGGGCACACTAATTCGTCAGCTTGACAAAGTGGCTTACGTAAATTACAAGGCTTAGCCATGACAACAGCCGATTTTTTAAATAAATTCCCTGAGTTTCAGTCAGTAAATGAAACACGCATTGAGTTAGGGCTAGACGAAGCCAAACTACAAGTTGTAGAGAAAATTTGGGGTCGTTTTTATGAGATCGGCGTTTTACATTTAGCAGCCCATATTTTGGCAATGCAGGGAGTGTTAAGCAATGAAGCTAACGCCAACCCACAACCATTAAGAGAGATAGGGTCTAAAGCCGTAGGCAGCCTAAGCGTAAGCTACACAAGTGGCAAAACTGGCTTTGAGAGCGAAAGCGGAAGTTATTATTTAACCAAATACGGACAACGTTTTTTAGAACTTAAAAAGCTAGTAACGCCACATTTTGGGTTAGTAAGATGATTGAAAAACTAGAGGGAAAAATAGCCGAGATCGCAGGACTTAGCGTAGTCGTGGGCGTAACCGCTAAAAGCAACGCAAGAAGCGATGAGCTAACAAACGCAGACTTAGCCATGATCCACGAGTTTGGAAGCCCAGCACATAATATCCCTGAACGCTCATTTTTACGTAAGCCTTTAATAAATAATGCTGAGGCGGTAGCTAATTTAGCAAAAACCGCAATAGGGAAATTTATCGCAGGTGAAATACCACTAGAAACAGCGTTAGGGTATGTGGGCGAGGAAGCTAAAAGCATAAGCAAAGAAGCGATAACCGATGGCATAACCCCAGCACTAAAACCAACTACCATAAAGCGTAAAAAAAGCTCAAAGCCGCTAATCGATACAGCTCAGCTGCTAAACTCTATCACATACGAGGTCAGAAAATGATAAACGTTAGCGAGCTTATAGAGGATAGCGATTTTTGCCAAGTTATTAAAAGGGGCGATGACGAGTTTAAGGCGGTGGTGCAGTTTTTAAGTAATGATGAAATGCAAAGGCTACCCGAGGGCGAAAGATACAAAGAGGCAATTAGGATAGATACGAAATTTAACCTAAATTTGCAAGACGTTATCACTTATAAGGGCGTTAATTACCGCATTATTAATATGCAAGATTGGAGCGAATATGGATACAAAAACTTTGCAGGCGTTAGATTTGACGGGCTTGAGAGTTTTGATAGCCAAGGCTTTGAGCGTAGATGAAAATTTAGTGCGTGATAGCTACTCCAAAACGCTAAACGATAAGGCGGCATATTTAACATTGCATTTATTAACTAGCACGCAAAAAGGGCGAGAGTATAAGTTTATCGAGGGCGAAAAAGAGATTATCACATCAACCCGTGAAGCCGTGGTTAGCGTAAATGCTTTTGGCAAAAACGCAAATTTTATAATCGAGAAACTAAACAGCCTTTTTTACGCTAGCGAGTTTTTAAAAGGGCTTAAAATCTTAGGCTTTGGGTTAGTAACAATTAGCCCTATTAGAAACCTAAGCCAAGTAGTGGGCGGTGGCGTAGAGGAGCGATCAAGTATAGACTTGACGCTAAGCTATGTAAATAGAGTGGAAGTATCTCAAAACGAGATTAAAAAAGCCGAGATTAAAACGGCAGATTTTGGCATAAAGGTAAATAGATGAGTTTAACAATAAAAAGGATAGTAAATATCCAGCTAAACGAACAAGGACAGATCGCAAAGAATAGAGATTTTAGCGTGATAGCTATTGTAAGCGATGATTGGTGCGAGGCTTTCGATGATGTAAATACAAGATTTGTAAGTATCGCTAGTGCAAATGACGCCGCATTAAACTTTGGCAGCGACGTAAGAGCCACAAAAGCGGCTAAAGCTATTTTTAGCGTAAGTGGCGTTAAAAAAGCTATTGTAGCTAAGTGGGTAAAAGAGAATAAAACAACACAAGCGACCGCTAATGAATTAAGAGGCTCGGCGCTAAACGTAGGCATTAATAAATTAAAGGCTATTACTGGCGGCAGCTTCAAACTAAATGTAGGCGGAGCAGATAAAATTTATACAAATTTAGATTTTAGCTCGTGCGTAGATTTTGAGGCGGTGGCTACAAAATTAACCGCAGCTATTAGCAAAGACGGACTAAAGGCGGTATATGACGCAGATGGTAGCCGTTTTATAATTAGAGCGGCAACGGCTGGCAAAAATGACAACACAAGGCTAGGCTATTTTGAAAAAGCCGATAGCGGCGAATTTGTAGGTGTGCTTTTAAATCTAGTAAGTGGCAAAAGTGATATTTATGTAGGCAAAGATAGTGTAACGCAGAAAAAAGAGAGCCTAAGCGAGGCGTTAGATAAGCTTTTCAACGCAACACAAGGCTTTTATGGCGTGTATAGCTCGGCTATTTTGGCGGACGAAGAAGTTGCAGAGCTTAACGAGTGGATCACATCAGCACAAAACCCAAGCGTAGCAGGCTATACGATCACACGCAAGGCGCAACTTGAAAGCGAAAAAACAAACGTAATAAAAAAAATAGCCGATAAAGACAGCGGTCGCTTTTTCGCAACCTATAACAATACGGGCGACGAATACGCAGGCGCTGAATTGTTAGCTAAGGCGTTAAGCACGAATTGGGAGGGTAGCAACACAGCTCAAACAATGAAATTTAAAAACCTAAAAACAGCTGGCACCGATGAAACGATCACGCTAAATTTAGCCGAAAAATGCGACAAATTAGGCGTAAATTATTACACTGACTATGACGGCGTAAGTATGATAGCCGAGGGCGTAGCGTTAGGCGGTAAATTTATAGACGAAACCGTAGGACTTGACGCTTTTAATAACCGCACACAAATAGCCGTATTTAACGTGCTAAAAGGTGCTAAGAAAGTGCCACAAACCGACA